AATTAGTAGGATAGGTATGAATTTTTTCTATGTTATCGTAAGATAAACCATCTGAGTTCGCATAAGTTTTTAAAATTGATTGAAAATCGTCTAAAGTAAACTTAGCGTTTAATTTATAAAAGAATATGTTTCCGCTTCTATAGTATTCTCTAAAATATTGATCTTTTATTTTCCAAATTTTAATATACTTCATCCAGCTACTGAAAAAATCTTTAGCCTTAGAACTACCACCTTCTAAATTTATTTCTGCATTAGAAAATTCAGACATTATATCTACAGCATTTCTAAATATAGCAACGTTTGCATAAGCTTTTTGACATAATTCTATTGCATCTCTGACATTATACCCATTTATGGACATTTCAAATGGCAAAAGACCTTCTCTTATGTTTGCGTATTTATGAACTTTTGGAGCTATAGAAGTCCTATTTCTTCTTAAATTGGTAGAGGTTCCACCGCCCGTTCTAGAATAAGCGCTTGCAGTGCTATCAAAATCATAAAAAGGATCACCTACGAATTGAGGTTCTGATGTGTTTTTTTCAATTAAATCCTCTAAAGTCTTATTGTTGCTTTCGTTACCCGAAGAGAACTTATTCCAATAGTCTGATTTTTTTGTATATTTACGTGGCATATCTATATTATAATTACACAAAGTTACTTTCAAAGTGACTTTTTAACTTTTTTAATTTATAAACATTGGAGTAAAAGTAGCTGGAACCTCTTGTACTTTGGTGTTATTCATGTCATGATAAACTTTAGCCAACCAATTACCCAATATCAAAGCAGAATAACTGTCTTTTCGTGGCTTATCTGGACCTGTTTTTCTTTTTAAATTAGGAGGTAAATCAAAACTCTGCGTACCTTGCGCTGTTGTTGTAATTTGAATTAAAGCGCATTCAGTTTTTGTTAACAAAACCATATCAGTTAAATGTTCTACAAAATCAATCATTTTAGCTTCTTCATTTTGTTTGTCAGAATCTGCCGTATTAGAAAACTTCATGTTTAATATGCCTATTTTCTTTTTAGTCTGAACTCTAAAATTTTGATCTATGGCCCTGCTTCCAAAAAATATTCTTCTATGATCAAAATTTGCTTGTAATAATTCATTAGCGGTTCTAATCCAACTCGATGTAGGTTTTCTTAAAAAAACATATTTATAATTAGATTTATTATATTCATTTTTTGCAGCGATTAAATTTTGAGGATAATCTTCTGGTTTTTCAAATTCTGTGGTTATTTGTTTTAAATCAATACCCTCGCTTTTAAATAATTCGCTTTCATTACAAGAGTTCATGAATTGCACTCCTCCATTATAATCCATACAAACAGCTACAACATTAAAGTTTTTAAGAATATACAAGAAATATTTAATATGTTCTTTTAAAGAGCTGCCAGATAAAGCGTAAGAATGAACTAATGTTGAAATTTGTTTTTCTGAATTTATTTTTAAAACCTGAATTGCAAAATCATCTGAAGATTCAGTTTCAGACCATGAAGGGTCAACAGCAACTATATATTCATCCTCACTTTTTCCAACAACTTCCACAGAAGGCGCTTCACCGTCAGGAACGGTACATAAAGCCATTTTAGAAATTTTAAAATAACCAGAACTGTCATCGGTAAATTGAGCTCCAAATTCTCTCATAAACTGAGATTCACTCATTGTAGCTTTTGCTTGATTTATTAGATTTTGATCATATAACTGAACAGGAGCGCAATCATAAGAAAATTGCATAACGCATCGTTTTGTTTTTTCGCCTTTTTTAGGGTTAAAAATTAAATTTTCATATTGCTCATAAAGTTTATATAAATATTCAAATTTAAAAGATGCAGAAGATAAAGCTATTAACTTATTGTTAGGCCATTGATATCTATCTTGCTCATTTAATTTTCCTTGATCAATTAATTTGCTTTCGATTTGATATAATTCTTCCCTTTGAGTAGGGTTTTGTACTACAGACAAAAAAGGAACTATAACCTCATTATAAATACGCTCTGGCATGAGCAAAAACTCATCGATAATAATTCTGTGGAA